AGTTTAGTTAAAATAATAAAACCTATTAAAAAAACGACTATTAGTCGTCTTAATAAATCTAAAAAATGGAAATATGGATATAATAAAGAACATGATATTGTGGTTATCTCTAAAACTGGTAAAATTGGACAAGTGGTGGAGATACAAAATTTGCGAATTGGGTTGCCGGCTGAACCGAAATCAGTGTACATGCACCCCAAAAACAAGTGGCAAAAACTAGAATACCCAAAAGAATTAAGTAGATTAAAAAATATATTTGATTGGAGATCATATCCTGAAGAGCAAAAAGAGCAGTGGTATGATTATATAGACGAAGAGTTTAAAAGAAGAGACGAAGGTTTTTGGTTTATGAATAATGGTAAACCAACTTACATAGTGGGAACGCACTACATGTATTTACAATGGAGTAAGATTGATGTTGGTGCGCCTGATTTTAGAGAAGCAAATAGATTATTCTTTATATTTTGGGAAGCCTGCAAGGCAGACAAGCGGTGTTATGGAATGTGTTATTTAAAGAACAGACGTTCTGGATTTTCTTTCATGAGTTCTGCCGAAACAGTTAATTTAGCTACAATTTCAAGTGATAGTAGATATGGGATACTATCTAAAACAGGTGCTGATGCTAAAAAAATGTTTACAGACAAAGTAGTACCTATTAGTATTAATTATCCATTTTTCTTTAAACCAATACAGGACGGTATGGATCGTCCTAAAACAGAATTAGCATATAGAGTTCCAGCTAGTAAGTTTACAAGAAAAAAAATTACAGCAAATGAACAGCTTGAAGATATACAAGGATTAGATACTACTATTGACTGGAAAAATACAGGTGATAATAGTTATGACGGTGAAAAACTAGCCTTACTTGTACATGAAGTGGTAAATGGGAAAGACCTGATAATATATTAAATAACTGGCGTGTTACAAAAACATGTTTAAGATTAGGTAGTAGAATTATAGGTAAGTGTATGATGGGCTCAACAAGTAACTCATTAGATAAAGGTGGTGGTAATTTTAAAAAACTATATGATGCATCAGATGTCACTAAGCGAAATAGAAATGGCCAGACAAAATCTGGTTTATACTCTTTGTTTATCCCAATGGAATGGAACTACGAAGGATTTAT